TTTTACAAGACTAATGGAAGAGTTGAGCATTATTAGCGAATTGAATTTCTCTGATTATTTTTTGATCATTTGGGACTTGATCAAATGGGCCGATACTAACGGTATAGGTCGTGGAACTGGCAGGGGGTCTGTTGGTGGTTCATTATTGGCTTATGTTCTTGATATTACAGTTGTGGACCCGCTAAAGTATAATCTGTTGTTTGCTAGATTCATCAATCCTGAACGCAACGATTACCCCGATATTGATTTGGATTTTGAGGATAAAAGACGTAAAGAGGTTAAAGATTATCTTGTCGAAAGGTGGGGCTATGAGAACGTTGCTGCTATTTCGACTTATGGAGAGTTTAAGGCGAAGTCTGTTATCAAGGATGTCTCAAGGGTGTTCGCTTTGCCGTATGCAGATGTTAATGGGATTACCCCATTATTTGAAACTCTTGGAGAACTGAAAACTAACGACAAAGGCAAACTGTTTTGTCAGAAGTATCCTGATATCATCAAGACCGCTGAAAAGTTAGAGGGGCGCATACGCAATACTGGCATCCACGCAGCGGGCATGGTGGTGTCCTCTGTCCCTCTCAGCGAGGTCTGCCCGATGGAAACCCGTAAGGAGGTCGGAGGGAGCGAGAGGTCGCTTGTGTCCGCCTTTGAGATGAATGATGCTGAAGATATCGGGCTGATCAAGATTGATATTTTAGGTTTGAAAACAGTCTCTGTGATATCTGACTGTATTAAGAAAGTTAAAGAGCTGCATGGTGTAGATGTAAAAGATGACTCTTTGAAACTTGACGATCCTGAGATATACAAGGCCATCGATGCAGGCAACACTTCTGGTGTGTTCCAGGCAGAGGCTGGGGCGTATACAAATCTTATTGAGCGTATGGGTATTTCTGATTTCAATGATCTAGTTGTTAGCAATGCTTTAGTAAGACCTGGCGCTTTGTTGTCGCAGGGCAAGGAGTATATTGCATGTAAGAAGGGAACGGCTAAGCCAAAATATATTCACGAATCAGTTGAGCCTATTCTTAAAGATACATATGGAACAGTTGTATTCCAAGAACAGTTGATGGCTGTAGCTGTTGAGATTGCTGACTTTTCGTGGTCGGAAGCAGATACTCTTCGTAAGATTATTGGTAAAAAGCGTGATATCAGGGAGTTTGATAGGTTCAAAGATAAGTTCTTGAATAATGGTAAACTTAGCAAGAGTGTGTCGCAAAAGGTATGGAATGACTTTGAGTTGTCTTCTTTATATATGTTTAATAAATCACATGCTGTTGCGTATTCTATGCTTACTTATCAAACAATGTGGTTGAAGTATCATTATCCATTGGAATATATGTGGAGTATGTTGTCTAATGAGAATAATAAAGAGAAGATAACGGCTTATATTCTTGAGGCGAAGAGAATGGGCATAGAGATAATGCCCCCAGATGTTAATACGTCTGATGATTACTTTACTATTGATACCGCTGACTATATTGATGGATATGGTATTAGATTTGGTTTGTCAAATGTTTCTTCTTGTGGGAAAAAAGCAATTGAGGAAATAAAAAGCAAACGTCCGTTTTCTTCTTACGAGGAATTTACAGGAAAGTGTCGCAAGAGTGCCGTTAATAAAACAATTGTAGAGAACTTGGATAAGGTTGGCGCATTTGCGTCGATACATCATGTATCTGAGTATGAGCATGAAAAGTATTATCTTCCAATACTTGGTCTGCCAGTGAGGCAAACGTTCAATGATGCTTTCACGGATTTCGTTGAGAATTGTGCAGACTTTGATGCTAAGGATCCTGAGCTTCATATTGTCAGAGGGGTTGTGCGTGCTGCAAAGAAGTGGCCTGGGAATATGAGGGTCGAGTTGGAAGATGAAACAGGGTCGTTGACATTATTTGCGGATAGAGATTGTGAAATATCTAGTAGAGATTATGTTTATGCATTAGTTGGTGATAAAGGTATACATATGCACTGTGATGCCTTTGAATATAAGGATACGGACTTGCATAATTTCATAAAATTAATGAATAAAGGTAAGGAGCATTACAACAAATATTTGTATGATCACGGATTGGGTGTATTTGGTGATGAGAAGTCTTTGATGTATTGCTTTGACTACAGGGTGTTTAAGACTTCTAAGGGTACAAAGATGGCTAATATGTATTGTTGGGATGGTGATTCAATGTCAAAAATTGTAATTTTCCCAAATCTGTATAATGTTTTTGCCACAATGTTAAGTAATGATCAGTGGTATGCTGCAAAGCTTGAGGCTATCTCTGACAGGAGAACTAGAATTGCAAAACTGGATGGGTATAAGTTAAGTACCCCCAATTCTATGATTAAGATCGAAGATTATATTGAAAGGAAGAATATAAATGTTAGTAATTGATAAAAGAAGGGGCGATAAGGTCCCTCAAAGAGAAGTAATCCCAACACCAAGCATGGGACTTAATCGTGCTTTGGGTGGTGGTTTTTATACTGGCGCTACCCATTTGTTGTGGGGAACTCCGTCAGCGGGAAAGACAACTATGGCATATCATGTTATGGCAAATGCCCAGAAGATGGGCTACAGGCCGGTTGTTGTTGATTCTGAATATTCGTATAATGATGAGTATGCTGAAAAGTGTGGTATTGATACGAGTGATATTGTTTTGATGCAGGGAACTGTTGTTGAAGATCTGATTAAGAATTTGATTGGATACCTCGAGCATCCTGTTGAGAAGCATATTTTTCTGTTTGATTCATTAAGTAACATTATTAAAGAAGAGTTTTATGCCAAGGTAGAGGGTGGTAAAGCATTGGGGCTGCAGGCTAGATCCCAGGGCTACTTCTTGCAGAAACTGGTGCATCATTTGCACAAAGAAAGAAATATAATGTTGTTTATAGCACACCAGACTGTTGATTTGAGTGGTCTGTATGCACAACTCAAAGCAAAAATGGGCAATTCGGTTCATCACAATATGCATAACATCGTTCGGCTGTTTCTTTCTTATTCAGCGAAAGAGATGGAGAGGGACGATTCAAAGATGATTACCAGTCAGAAGGTTGTTTGGACTATTGATAAGACTAAGCAGATTCCTTCCATTGGTTCGTCTGGGCATTATTACATCCTTCCTCAAGAAGGGACGATAGATTATGACAGGGAGCTCATTGATACCGCTGTAGAGAGTGGTCATATTGAGAGAAGGGGAGCGTGGTTCAACTTTGAGGATAAGAAGTGGAACGGATTAGGCGCTATAGACCTGTCGTCAGAGGATAAGATGAAATTGAAAGAGTTAATGAATGCCTAAGCGTACTGAGAAAGAAGAGATCAAGAAAGATGGCGCTCAAGGGGTAAAGAACTCTGGACGTGGAATGCTGAAAGGCGATGCTAAGTTGGGAAAGTTTCTTGTTGATTATAAACACAACGGGAAAACGTTCACTCTTACAAGAGAGGCTTGGAGAAAGATGCGTAAAGATGCCTGGAATTCTCAATATAGGCATCCTTGTATCTCTGTTGTCTTGGGAGACGATAGCGACACAAAAGTTGCTATAATAGAATGGTCATTATTTAGAGAATTATTGAAAGGTAGCGATTATGAATGATATAGTAGTTGATGTTGATTACATCAGAGATGCTATGGGAGATGAGGCCGAAGAATTTATAGCGGTAATGAGGGTTGTTGGCGATATTATTGAGAATCCAAACGATTATTTGGGAATGCAAGCTTCTAAATGTGCTACAATATTAGCAGCGTATAGAACGCAAATGATTGTCAAGTCTCAGGCCTACAAAAGACGGTCTTCTCGCATGACAGAAACGGATAAGTTGAGAAATGACATATGGAAAACTCTGTATCAAGCATTGGAAGAGAACATTAATACGTTGAAATTGAGTGCCAAAGGGGGCATGAATCAATGAAGAGTCTTGATAAGTTGCGTGTAAAGCCGGCTGCTGAGCCTGCAAAAGAGGCTGTTGTGGAAGTCGATTCTGATGACATATCGGAAAGATTATTAAAATCGATTGATGATCATTTAGGTACAAGGAATAAAACAGAATTAAAACGTGTCGATGGATTCCATCCTAGTTACACTAATCAGTGTGCTAGATACTGGGTGTATTTGTTTAGAGGCGTTGAGGTTGAGAACTCTTTTGCCCCTCAGACACATAGAATATTTGACAATGGTCATGCTGTTCATGAGCGTATATATTCTTATCTTAGAGAGATGGGTATCTTAGATTCAGAAGAGATACCTGTTACATTGGATGATCCTCCCATTAGTGGAACTGCTGATGGTATTATTAATTTTGATGGAAAGAAACTTATTGAACTTAAATCAATATCGGATGCTGGCTTTGCTTACAGGAGAACTTATAACAAACCAAAGGATGATCATATTAGGCAGGCTCAGATATACATGCATTGCCTGGATTTGCCTAGCGGTTTTGTAATTTACGAGAACAAAAACAATCAAGAAATTTTGCCTATTTACATAAAACGTGATGACGAATTTATAGAAAAATTATTCAAAAAGTATAGGAAAACATATAAGGCATTTCTTGAAGACACGCTGCCGGTTCGTCCGTATAAAAGCGCAAGCTCTCAGCAATGCTTATATTGCAATGCTAGAGATTTCTGTTGGGCTGATACGGATGTTGGACAAAAAATTTAGAAACTGTGCAAACGAAAAATGTGAAGCAGAGTTTATGCCTAAAGTATATAATGCTATATATTGTTCAACTGAGTGTAGGAGATTTGTAACAAATGCAAAAATCCTAAGGAGATACCATGAGAATAAGGAAGCTTTTAGCAAGAAAAGAATTTGCAATGGTTTCAATAGAGAGTGCAACACTGTATTGTCTAAGTATAATAAAGAATCAATTTGTGAAAGTTGTAAAAGAGAGCGTTATATAATGCGCTTGGTTGGTTGGGGATGGGACGAAGAAATGTTGCGTAGGGAGATGTCTTTATGAAATCGCTAGGTGCGCTTAAGAGACAGACAATAATATCTATAGACCCGTCTACCAGATCTTTAGCTTATGCTATAATGTATACGGATGATGAAGTGGTTAAGATTGGGCATATTGATCTGTCAGGCGTATCGGATTTCAAAGAGAAGCTTCGTATTATTGGTTGTGCTTTACCTGAATTGATTGAATTGTATAAACCAGATGTTGCAGTTATTGAGGAAGCCGTTTTTATTCAAAATTTTAAAACTAGTAAATTGATATCTTATGTGATTGGCCATACTATGGGGATACTTGCAGTTAGTTGTCCTTTTGTAATCGAGGCAAATCCGATTGTTTGGAAAAGCAAGATTGGCTACAAGAAAGTAAGTAAGGCAGAGAAGGAGAAGTGGGAATCTCAATGGGGGCCTACTGAGGCAAAGAAATGGGCTGCTAAACAGAGGAAGTCCAGGGTCAGGAAGTTGATGTGCGATAAGTACGGAAAAGAATTTGAAGATTCATTGTACGATTCCGACGAAATCGACGCTCTGGCCATCGGGGTGTGGTACAATCTGACGAGGGATGACTTATGGCATTAGAACCGTATAAAGATAAAGGATGGCTGTACGAGCATTATGTTAAAAAACGTATGAACCTATCAGACATTGCGAAGAGATTAGATCAGAGTCATAACATCACAATCTCCCCTCAGGCTTTATACAATTGGGTTAAGAAATTCGATCTTTTGAAGTTTAGAGGTAAGGGTAGAAACTTGTCTAGCACTTCCATGAAGCGTCCTAAGTCTAAAATGCAATCAGAGGTTGAAAAATATAAGCGTAGACAACGTGTAGAAATGGAAAATAGACGCAAAGCAATGCAGAAAGGACGTAAAAGATGAGCACATCGAAGATGAGACATAGCGTTGATTCTTCTGACATAGCCCTGTTTGGGCAGTTAGATATGGTTTACAACCAATTGAGGTTTGTAGAGGCAGAGCAGAATACAACTAAGTTTGCGTGTAAGGGTTCTGGTCGTTGTTGCAAGATAGGCTTACGCATTCACATGTTTGAGTGTGCGAATATTGCCTATAATATCAGACAAGAGTATTATCGGATTATGGAAGATAAGGGTAAAGAGCTTGCTGATAAGTTTATGAATGCTACTGTCGATAGACTGGTAGATGCAATGTACGATGAGGACTGGACAGACGATGGGAAAACAACTAGATTCTGTGCTTTCTATGATAATGGATGCACCATATATGGGTATCGCCCAATGGTGTGTCGTGCCTTTGGGACAGTAACTCATGTTGATGATTATTGCCCAAGAGAGCGTAATGAGCATGGGCATATAGATTACTACTCTGGCGCTCCGATTGAAGAGGCTATTAAGTCATTTCAGAGTATGATGCAGAAATATGCTGCCAGTAAGGATGCAGGAGATAACTATGATATGGTCATTTATATGCCATTAGGTGTCCTGTCATTCCTGCTGCCAGATGAGCAGTTAGGTGAATTGTATCAGAAAACAGATCCTAAGTTTTGGATGTCTGCTGAAGGATGGTTCAACTATCGTGTTCATTTTACTAAGTTATACGGATATGACAAAGAAATACTGTCCCAGGCAGCCAAAGATGCTGGCCATGATATAGTGTTTGATGATGTTGAAGATGGAACTCTAGTAGAGATAGAGAGATGACATGGATAAACTTAAGGTTGGTGCCATGTGCGCTGGCTATGGAGGGCTTGAACTTGGCCTTTCATATGCCGGTTTCAACATGCAACTTGAATGGGTTGCCGAAAGCGATAAATGGGCATCGGTTGTGCTCGAAGAACGATTCGGTGTCGAAAACCTAGGAGATATAACTAAAATACAGGATCCTCCTGCTGTCGATGTGTGTATTGCTGGATTTCCGTGCCAGCCAGTTTCACATGCAGGCAGTCAGCGTGGAATAAACGATGAAAGATGGTTGATTGATGATGTTGTCAGAGTCGCAAATGCAGCAGGAGCCAGATGGCTCTTCTTGGAAAATGTTCTTGGAATATACACCACCAACGAAGGTAACGCCTTCGGGCAAGTCCTCGCTAGTTTGGCCAAGGGTGGGTACGATGCAAGATGGACGAATATGCGAGCAGATCACGCATGTGGAGCACCCCATAGAAGAAACAGATGGTTCTGCATCGCCTACAGGGGAAACGGATGGCTCAAGCATGGGTCAGATGAGTCTGAATCTTTCTTCTTCAAGTCAAGAGAACTCATCGAAAACCTCATCCCCTCCAGTGAGTCCGAAAAACGTAGTAAGGGATTTGTTTCCGACTCCGACGGTGGCTCATTTGATTCGGAACGACGAGGACAGCGTGAAGGATTATTTGGAGCGGAGGCGT